GTTTGCTACTAATCTGCATAATGCCGGAGTGGATATGGATTATATCTCTGAAAGCATGGGGCATTCAACTTCTGATCATGCTATCACTCAAATCTATATTGAGTATTATCCTCTTGATATACAGATGCAGAACAATTCAAAACTACTAAACTTGGAGGATTCCTCTGAAAGGGATGTGTTATTGGCGAAGTTGGCAAGTATGTCCACAGAAGAACTGCTTAAACTATTCAAATAACTTTTATTAGTAATGCAATGACAAACTTCATAGAAAGGATAAAATCCTATTCCAAGAGGAAGGATGCGGCTGATATGGCTATCCGTGCATGGAAATCGGATAACAAGAAAGTGTATGCTGATTTTTGTAAGCGCATGGATGCTGTGGCTAAAGGTAATATGTCTGTTTTAATGGATATGTATCTGATGATGCGTGACTGCGTTCCACCCGAAGCCTTGATGATGTATAACTGGCTCTCTGATTTTGTGAACGTCAAGGATGTGTCAGACATTGCAAACCAACAATGGGCTGGCCAATATACCGAGACCATCGCCAGATGTATAACCAACAAGCGTTTGTGGATAGGCATCAATGTGAAAACAGGTATGGTAGAACTTCTTACTTCTCCAAAGTCCGGGCTGTTGATGGTTCATTCTGAAACGTCTATCGAAATTTGGAACCATCTGCCATTGGAAATGAGAACCTATTTGACTGAACAGTTAGATTTGCTTATGAGAAACAGCAAAGGTTGTTTTCTGTTAAGTAAGTTGAAAAAGAAAATGGTTTATCAGTTTCTGACCTATATCTCTCAAATTGTTTTCCTCTCTCATGCAGTATTCATTGGTGGGTTCATGGCTAACCTGTATGACCGTGTAATGGAAAAGAAAAAGAATTTGGCTTATTGTATGTATTATTTCGTGGTATTTGACCACGGCCTTTTACGTATGACCAAGTTATTCAACCGTTTGTTAAACAGTGAAGAGGTTGACCATGGCGATATACTTTTGGCGAAATCATGTGTTACCATGCTTGCCAATAGAAGTATAGAGATGGGCGCAGAAACCAAAGCAGACTGGGAAGATACTATAGAAGACTGTACCCCGGAAATCTGGAAGGAGGTGATGTTTGCCTTACGAAAAGTAAAAGGCAGGCGAGGCAATAGAAAGGTGATACAATCATTGGATGATATTCTTTGGGGCGGCAAGGAACGTATCAAGCAGGGTATCCGTTTGTTTCTTGAAGAAAATACAGAGGACATAAGTCTTGCCTATCTGTTGCAATCATTGGTAAAGTCTGGCAAGATAAAAGCGTCCACAAGATACATGACATTCCACCGTGCCATAGAACAGTTCTCTCAACGGCATTATGGGCACGATATACCGCAAAAGCGATACGGGGAAATCAAGGAACTTACTTTGAACTCACCCCAAAGAGGAAGCAGTTACACCAAAGCAAAACGGATAATAGACCGTTGGACGGACTATTTTGCCAATAACGGGTAGTTGGGAAATCCAGCTATCCGTTTTTTACAGCAAACATCTGTTGTAATTCGGTCGGTAAAATTAAGGTATAAATAAACCGACCAACACACAGAGTTTCATACACTACCTTTGCTTGCGAAATCGGTTTCACAGAGTTGAGCCGAGGCTTAAAGTATTTAATCACCAAACAAGTAAAGGTATGGAAGAAAAACTCAATTTTACCCAACTACTCCAAAAGCCCATCGCCATGATGACGGGTGAGGAGCTTTGCTTTCTCATCACCAAAAGTGTGGAGAGTACAGAAGCGGCCACTCCCCAAGTGGCATCCAAAGGCAACTACTATGGCATAGAAGGAATCGCCCGTGTGTTCGGATGCAGTGTACCCACGGCAAACCGCATTAAGAAAAGCGGTATCATAGACAAGGCTATCACACAGATAGGACGAAAAATCGTAGTGGATGCAGACCTTGCACTGTCTTTGGCAAAGGAAGCAGGTGGCATCCATATCAAAGAATAGCGGTATGGAAGAGAATTGGAAAAAGAATCTGGCAACAGACAGTTACGGAAATCCGGTTCGTTCCATCAGTAATCTCCGGCTTATTTTCACACTGGATGAGAATCTTAGTCAGATAAGGTACGATACCTTCTGTCAGGACGATGTGTGTTTCTGCCCTTTGTTCCGCAATGTCAATGGTAACAAAATTGATGAAGAGTCGGCAGGAAAGATACAAGACTACTTGGAAAGAACATACAGAATACGCCTGACACAGAACAAGGTGTTTGAAATGCTGAAGACCACTTCCTCTGAACGGAGTTTCAATCCTGTGCAGGAATTTATCACCCAAGAAGCATGGGACGGGCAATCTCGTATAGGCACAACCATTATAGATTATCTCGGAGCAGAGGACAACCCACTTGTCAGGGAACAAACAAAACTTTGGTTTGTGGCGGCTGTAACCAGAGTATTCAATCCTGGTTGCAAGTTTGACAACGTACTGACCTTGCCCGGTCCCCAAGGTATCGGGAAAAGCACCTTTTTCAAAGCCATCAGTGGGAGATGGTTCAACGATTCATTCTCTTTTGCCAGTGGTGACAAGGAGAAAGTGGAAACCATAACCAATGGCTGGATTATTGAAATCAGTGAGTTGAACGGCTTGAAACGTGCGAATGATGCGGAAGCAGCCAAGGCTTTTCTAAGCCGTTGCAGTGATTATATGCGTCCGGCTTATGGGCATAAGGTGGTAGAGTTCATGCGACATAATGTTTTTGCGGCTACCACCAATGAGGCAAACTTCCTGCAAGGAGACAATGGAAACCGCCGATGGTGGATTATCCCGGTCAAAGGCAATGGTCATGTGTCGGATTGGCTGGATAAACTACAGTGTTCCGTTCCTCAGCTTTGGGCAGAGGCATACGCCTATTATCGACAAGGAATGAAACTCTACTTGTCACCGGATATGGAGAATGAGGCCAACGAGGTGCAGATGCAACATTCCAACATTCTTGTTGACCCAATCATGGAGGACATAGAAATGTATCTGGAACGTGAGGTTCCCATTCAATATGCAAGCTGGATGATTCCGACACGACTGGCTTATCAGAAAGGAGCATACTCAGAGCCAAATTCCACAATGACCTCACTCAACATGGTTTGTGCCCGGCAAATTATAGAGGAACTGCCCAATGATTTGGTCAGAAGAAATTCGTCCAAATACACTTCGCAATACATCAACCGCCTGATGTCCATGATTCCGAACTGGAAGCGAAGTGAACAGGAGAAGGTCAAGGGGCTACATCCAGCCTACTGCGATAAGACGGGACGGACAAAATACCCATGGGTGAGGGTGGACGCTCTAAGTGAAGAGTCATGTGCGACATTGCCAAGTGAACAGGAATTACCATTCTAATTTCAAAATAAGGGAAAAGAAAAAACTAATGTCCCCTTGTCCCTTTTGCCCTCAAAAAAGAATAAAAACAGGAAGTAAGCAAAATAGAAAGTTATAAAAAACGCTTGGGACACGGGACAATATAAACCAACAATATGAAGAAAAAAGAACTTATCAAACAGCTACAAGAATGTGACCCTTTGCTGGCAAATGCGGTCAGCCACATGGTTACGTATGTTCAAGACCGTTACCCTTCCACCTTTCCAAGTAAAGAACAGACTAAGGCGGTAAACGATTACCTGCGAAGTGTTCATGCCGACGGGAACGGAAGTATGTCGGAACGGAACTGTGAACACCGCCGTATCGCTTCACAAAACATTACCATTGCTGCCATCCGTGTATTGGATAGCCAACAGCTGGACAGGCTGCAAAACGTGCTTGACCACATAGCATACGACAAGGAGTATTATATGCCGGAAAAAGGTTGCGGTATGCACCGCTGACTTTCTCTTTTGGCTGCACCAATTGTAAAACATCTTCAAAATAGACAGACGATGAAAACAGACTTGAATTATTGTATAGTGCTTTCGTCAGAACAGCTTGCATATCTGGCAGGAAGCAAATACGGTATTGACCGCATGAAGATATTGCACCGACTTATTGAAGCGGCTGTGTTGGAAGAAAACGATTATGCCATAAAAGGATTTTCCACAACCTTACAAGTGGGGCAAGCCATCCTTTCGGAAGTGGATTTGTCCTGCAAGTTAGGCTATGACAAAAAGACCATATCCCGCGTACTTGACAAGATGAACCAGTTGGGAATTGTCGCATCCACGCAGAGCAACCGAACAAGCGTTCACACCCTGAAATGTATATCGGCATGGATGGAAAATGGCAATCGTATAGACAATCCTTTCTATGTCCGAATAAAAGACCGGCAAGAGGAAGGAGAGGATGCTTACGCATTATCCGATGATATGGTGCCCGTTTTATCAATGACTCCGCAGGAGGATTCGGATAGCCGTATGGAGGAAAACCTACCTAACTCGAATGAATGTAGGCAGACAGAAGTAATGAATGAAACCTACGTTTCTGATGCAGTTTTTCCTTCGTAGGCAAAATGCCTGTTATATCAGATGAAGGCGAACTGCTATCTCCATTTTCTTCTGTTCCTACCAATTCGGCTCCTCCACAGCCTACGGCAGGGGAAGAATTTAATGAGGATATTTCGGCAGATAGTCAGATTTAGTCATATTGGATATGGCGGTGATGCCGATGTTTTTGTGTGTGGTCTTGCAAGAAGTTCCTATGTCGCACAAATTCGCAACGCTCATCCGTACTACATAGGCGTATTCCGGCAGTCGCAAGCTCCCACCGTGCTGTCCCTTTTTAGATTGATGTCTCACCCATAACATAACAAAACATGAAGAAGAAAAAGAATACCGACAACGAAGTTGATGATGAAAACGACAAGAAAGTTATCAGACGCACCCTGCGGCTTGAAGCCAGAGTTACGGAACAGGAATATGCAAAGGCGGCAGAACTTGCCAAGACCTGCGGTTTGTCCATGAGCAACTATGTGCGCCGCACTACTTTAGGGCAGCACCCACGGCAACGGCTGTCTGAGCGTGAGGTAGAAGCCTTATGCAGCCTGACGGATGCAAGGGGCGACCTTATCCGTATTGCGGCAGCAGTAAAGTCCATTCAAGCGGATAAACGTGCAATGTATTTCAGCGATACCCGGTTTGTGGAACAATGGATGAGAGCTGCTACGCAACTAATCAACCGCTGGAGCCAGATAGAGAATTATCTTACCGAATAAATTTCCTTACCCATTATGATAGCAAAAGCCAGTACCATACCGCATGGCGCAAATGCCATAAGGTATTCCGTCAATAAAGACAGAGCGGATATAGTCAAAGCCAATCTGTTGCCTGATGATATCTCACCAGAAGCAATGTACGGTCGGATGATGCTCGTGCAGAAGATGTTTGCCGAGAAAATCAACAAGGGCAGACCTCTTGGCAGAAACGTGATAAGAATTGAACTATCCCCAGCCGAAGAAGAAAGCCGTGGGTGGTCTATGGACGATTGGGTACGTTTGGCAGATGAGTTCATCCGCGTGTTTGATGCCATTGATCTCTCCGGCAAGACCAAACGGACTTCTTCAAAGCAGGTCAACCTCAAAGGCTCGCAATACATAGTCGCCCTGCATCGTGATTCCAAAAGTGGCATTCTCCACCTGCACATTGATGCCAACCGTGTAGACATGGACGGGAAAATCAATGATAGTCATAAGATTGGCGAAAGGGCAGTCATAGCTGCGAATATCATCAACGAAAAACGAGGATGGGTGCAGTCCGAAGAAATCGGAATACGGCACAGGCAGGAGATTACAAATTGTTGTATGGAGATACTTCGTGCAATGGATAAGTTCAGTTGGCGACAATATGAAATGGAACTGACAAAACGGGGTTACAAAGTACACATACAAGAAAATGATAAAGGAAAAGTTTATGGTTATTCAGTCAAACGGGGTAACTCAAATTATAAATCATCTGTGTTGGGTATCGGGAGAAATCTGACCCCTTCAAAAATAGAGACTACTTGGGCAAAACTGCATCTTCAGGAACGGAAGTCTGAGTCGACAAATTCTATTCCCCAACAAACACGGACAGCCAACACTGATTTTGTTATACAACCCAAGATGGCTCCACAGCCTGTTTTAAAGCACTATGATATAGCAACAGACGAATATCACAGCTACCATGTGGATATATCCGAAGCCACTGACAATATCATCAGACAGGAGTGTTCTTTGGAGGAAGCTCAGCCGTTGGCTAAGATTGAAGAGATACAACACACGGCTCTATTACTCTTTGCTGGGTATTTGGATGCAGCCACAAGCATAGTTGCTTCAAGTGGCGGTGGCGGTTCTGACACAGGAGGCTGGGGACGAGATAAAGATGAAGATGAACTTGAATGGGCACGCCGTTGCGCAAGAATGGCAAATCAAATGTGCAAGCGCAGGAGAAGACTTCACAGATAATTCACTTACTATCAATATAAGGAAATGGGCATAGGAAGATCAAGGGGTATTTCGCCTATAAATGTCAATGACATGTTGGAGAACGTCGAAATGAACCAACAAGTTGAGTCAGAAAAACAAGAAATTGATAAACTTCTCATAGAAATAAGAGAGGCAAAGGAAACGCTGATAAAGTTCAATGAGGATTTGGAGAAGGCAATTGCTGCCGAATGCCGCATTGAGGGTGCGCTCAAAGCGGCAGCTGGCAGTTGCGATAATATTGTCAATGGCATCTGTAATGCCATCGTGAAAGCAGAACGAAACACAAACTTCAAGGCGACCATCACTCCTGAACAGCTTGCCGAACTTAGGCAACTCATAGACCATTCTATAGAAAGTTGGACTTCAGTGTTGAAAAATCATCAAGTCGAACAAACGAAACTTATCACCGAGCATGAATCCAATATGCGCAAAATCCTCAGACGGAATGAGGGTGTATGGTACTCGGACTTTTGGATGAAGGTCTTGGTGATATTCTTGCTCGTTTATACATTGGGATTAGGACTGGTCGTATATTGTGCTACATGAAAATCACGTGCAATGTAGTATAAATGGGGCGGCATTTCCGTCCCATTATTGGAAAATTTTTGATGGCTTTTATGTTTGTCTGCAAATTACCAGCAAGTTAAATCACAAATTAACAGGAAGAAATCTCGCACCTTTACTATAATAACAGGGGCTAACTTCATTAGCTGAATATCCGCTTTATTCAATGAGACAATTTTAAATTATATAACTAAATAAATAACAACAATGATTTACGGATACATTCGAGTAAGCAGCGATAAGCAGACAGTAGAGAACCAACGCTTTGAAATAAACAATTTCTGCGAGCGAGAAAAAATTAAGATTGATGGTTGGATTGAGGAAACCATCAGTGGTACTAAGGCATACGACAAGCGTCAGTTAGGCAAATTACTTAACAAGGTACAGGGAGATGATCTAATCATTTGTGCTGAACTTTCACGATTGGGACGCAACCTCTTTATGATAATGGAGATACTTAATATCTGTATGACAAAGGAGTGCCGCGTATGGACTATCAAGGACAACTACCGTTTAGGCGATGATATTCAGAGCAAAGTGTTAGCATTTGCGTTTGGTCTGTCAGCAGAGATAGAACGTAATCTCATAAGCCAACGTACAAAAGAAGCGTTGGCAAGAAAGAAAGCAGAGGGTGTTGTTCTTGGTCGTCCAAAAGGAAGCAAAAATAAAAAATATAAACTTAGCGGAAAAGAATCAATAATCAATAACATGCTAAAAGAAGGTATGTGCAAAACAGACATTGCAAAACAACTTGGCATTAGTAGAAATTTACTATATTCATATTTATATAAAAATGAATGGAATCCACCTGTGTGAAAGATGTAAATATTGCACGCATTCACCCAATTTATTTCAGCCATATTATTGGTGTTCGTGGTATGGGAAAGAAGTAAAAACACCGATTAACAGATGTGATAAAATAACTCTCAAAACTAAATAAGAAAGGAGGAAATATGACATTAGAGCAGATAGTAAAACAAAGCCAAGGGGAACAATATGTTTATCCCGATGTGTTTACAGATAAATGCGGTCTTGATATTATACTTTCTAATGATAAACTTCATGCCGTAAGGTCTTGGGGGTACACCAAAGGTAATCCCAAAAGGCGCGCTACGCTTGAAATTACGACGTTCAGAGGCATTTCTTTCAACGCTGTACATCATTACGGAAAGATAAAGATTCAAGGCGTCAATATGGAATGTGACGGAGAACCGGGACATAGTAAAATGATATTTGACAACAATATCCCATTGGCACATTATACCTATGAGCTTGTGCTTAAACGTCCGCTTACTAAGGAAGAAATAGACAAAAACCCGGAACGATGGGGAGATTACTACAATGAAGGTGATTTGACTAACTGTTTTGAAACAATAGAAGATGTCATTGAGCTTGCAAAACAAGTCTTTCGGCTACGATTTACTGGTGAGTGGGAATTTTATGTAGAAAGCCCATATAACAAATATAGGGGTAAATTAGAAATTAACGTATAACGAAAAAAGATATGAGTGAATTATATATACCGCCTGAGCGATTTGAGAGAGACTTTATTACCGGACGATTTTTAAAGGGTTGTGTTTCTCGCAACAAGGGTCGTAAAATGGTTTATCATTCAAAACGTTCCAAGGCCAGAAGTATAAAAAATCTGTCTAAAGGACGTGGGGCTTGGCATAAGACTGGTGCAGGCATGAATAAAAAGAGCGTTGTTTTGATAAAGGATGAGAAATTATGTGGAGTATTCCCTTCGATACAAATGGCTGGTAAGATGATTGGCGTGGCTCCTTCTCTGATCAGTGCTATATGTCGGAAAGTGAGAGGCAAACATACGGCTAATGGATACAGATGTTTTTTTGAAGATAGCAATGATTGGTATAATTTAATTAAACAAGATTATGAATAATGACAGGCAGAAGATATTAACTGATTATATTTCTTACATATACACGACAGGAAGGACTTATGATACTGTCGGGAAATATATCAAGCATGTCACGGATTTTTTAGAGATGACCAAAGAAGTGAACCGCCGTGGTTATTTGAATTACAAGCGTGAAAATGCAGATGTCATGGTGCGTCATTCGCTAATGTGTTCAGCGATATGCGATCTATTATCCTATCTCAACATCGGATATGGAAAAAGGGAAAAGGCGGTGAAACCTTTGGAAAAGCTTGACGTCATTTCAGAGAAAAATAAGAAACTACTCCATGATTTCATAATATGGTTGACTGATAACAATGATTACTCTTCTCATACAGTTGATATATATTACACATCCATGAAGAAGTATTTCGAATACGCCAATGAGGTAAACATGGATAATTGCAGGAGGTTTATAAAAAGTCTTGAAGAAGAAAAATTATCTCCCGCTACCATCCGTTTGCGGATTACAGCAATCGAAAGATTCTCTAAATGGCTGAAGAAGCCTATAGAACTGAAGCGCCCCAAAATAAAGCGCAAACTTGATGTGAACAATGTGCCGACCGAGGAGGAATATAACCGGCTGTTGGAATATCTCAAGGCAAAAAACAATAAGGATTACTATTTCTTTATTAAGGTTTTGGGTACAACGGGCGCCCGTCTGTCGGAATTTCAACGATTTACATGGGAGGATATAATTAGTGGTGAGGTTACATTGAAAGGTAAAGGTAACAAGTACAGACGTTTTTTCTTTCAAAAGCAATTGCAGCAAGAAGCGAAGGCTTATGCTAAGGAACATGGTAAGACCGGGATTTTCGCAGTAGGGAGATTCGGTCCGATCACACAGCGGGGCTTTTCCCAGCACTTGAAAGCATGGGGAAAACATTGCGGTATTGATTCAAGGAAGATGCACGCCCACGCCTTTCGTCATTTTTTCGCTAAAATGTTCCTGAAAAAAAACAAAGATGTTATTCAACTGGCTGACCTTTTAGGTCATGGGAGTGTAGACACAACAAGAATTTATTTGCAGAAAAGTTATGACGAACAAAAAAAAGATTTTAATCGAAACGTTACATGGTAGTGTTGCGCAGCTCAATGAACTGTCATCCATGACCGAAGGGATAGACATCTATGACGATACCGGGCATGTTGACACCGATTTCTTGATCGAAGCGCTATCCTGTGTCAATACCTTCGTGAATGCGAGCAATACGGTTGTTCAAAAAATTTCCTCACTGTTAGCACCTGACGCCCCGGTTGGGGAAAAGAAGAAACAGGCTGACGAAGGTAAAAAATGGAATGTAGAAGAAATACTGAAACATTGTACTCTTGAGAACAATATCCTCAAACTTCCTCAAGTTCAATTCAATAAAAAATCTTATGCCGAAGCAAAGAAGTGGATAGAAGAAGCTGGCGGCTCATGGCAAGGTGGGAAGATACAGGGTTTCACATTCCCGTTTAATCCGGAGCGTGTGTTTTCCATGCTGAAAGAGGGTAAACGGTGCAACCTACAGCAGGATTACCAGTTTTTTGAAACTCCGGCCGATGTTGCTGACTGGCTGGTTATGCTTGCCGGAGGGATACATGAAGATGATACGGTACTGGAGCCGAGTGCCGGGCGTGGCGCCCTTATAAAAGCAATCCACCGGGCTTGTCCTTCTGTAATGGTTGAATGTTATGAGCTGATGCCGGAAAACAGAGAATTTCTTCATACCCTTAACAACGTAATATTGCTTGATGAAGACTTTACCAAAGACAGTGTAGGTAGTTACACTAAGATTATTGCAAATCCTCCGTTTTCCAGTAATCAGGATATAGAGCATGTCAGGCTTATGTATGATCGATTGGAAGAGGGTGGAACCCTTGCGGCAATAACCAGCCAACACTGGAAATTTGCTTCGGAAAAGAAATGTATTGATTTCCGCAACTGGCTGAAAGAAGTACATGGAGAAGTGTTTGAAATCAGCGCAGGCGAGTTTAAAGAGAGTGGCACTTCTATTAGTACAATGGCGGTAGTTATAAAAAAATAATTCAAAATGATATAATATAGAAAATGAGTAAATCAGAAGAATATATTGAAATCAAGAGTTTTGTGGTAGTCAATCCCAACTTCCCGGTTATCACAAAAGAAAGTGCTCTTAAAGCCGTTGCAATGGCAGAGGAAGAAATGAAACGGAAAGCCATCGAAGTTCTTTCCTCTGTTTTGGATAACTGGGTGCATGGTGGTGACGCAGACTGTATCATTGCGGAGTTTGAGGAAAGATTAAATATCGGATAAAAACAGAACGGGCGCCCTGCGGCATACAATAATATGCGGGGCGCCCGTTGTCAATGAGAAGTTATCGTGTTTCTTTCCGCAGTCTTTCCCTGACCTGCCGCTCCGTGAATCCGAATGCCGCGGCGAACTGTTTGAATTTCTCCTTCTGCCCGGAGGGGAGAAGGGAGTACAGGCTTGAGAACGGCGTGCCGCCTTCCAGCGCTTTCCTGATTTCTTTCTTTTTCATATAAGTTCCTTTATCTGTTTCTTACAACATTCACAATCACACAGCAGCAACCTGGCCTTGTCGAACATCTTCTGTCCTATATTGCCGGACAGGTAGCATATCTCCTCACCCCACGGGTCGATCCCCAGCGCCTTTGCCATGTGCGCTTCCAGGTGCTTCCTTTCGTGGTCATAGGAGTTCTGGAACTCGGCGGGCGACGATGTGGTCCCTATCACCATGACCGTCTGCCTTGTGCCGTAGTTGGAATAGGTGAGTCCGGTATCCGGTTTGCCGGAGGACAGGTTCCTGTACGCCGTTTCCAGATCATCCCCGCGGCAGCCTATGTCATAGAGCCTGCCCATGATCTCGTCGGTGTAGTAACAGTCCACGGCATAGTAGACTTCCACCTTCCATCCGTACTCCTCTATGTCAAACCGCTGGCGGATCATAACATCTCGTCCCATTCCACCGGTTCCCCGGCCCTTGTCATTTTCGCATACCACATACACATGACCATGCCTTCCGGAGCGTCATGGTCATCTATGATATCCTTGACGTAGAGTGCCAGATGGGGCTCGTCGGCAATGGAGGACTTGAAACAGTCCGCTTTTGCCTGGTTGGCCACGTATACATAGTCATATAATGTGTTGTTCTCCACCCTGACCCCGTTCTTGGCCAGAAGCTCGTCCACCTTGTCCTTGGTCATGGGTTCGATCTTCTCGCTTTTTCCGGTTGCCGGGTTCATCCTGCGCATGAGTGACACGGCGAAGTCGCACAGCTTCTTGTTGAAGTGCCAGCCATTGTGCCGGAGATACGCCGTCATCTCCTTTGGCCGGTCATCATATATGTCCAGAGGTTCCTTTGTCCTGTTCATAGTCTTCTTGTTAGCCGGGACGGGGGGAATCCTCCGTCCCAGTGGGTTAAACTAACGGTATCTTGAATAGCGTCCTGTTCCGGGCACTCCGCGGCGCTGGCCCATCGAGCCGCCGCCATAACGGTTCCCGTATCCTCCGCCGTATCCGCCACGGTTTCCATAACCGCCACGTTGTCCCATGTCGTCATACTCGTCATAGTCATCGTAGCCGTCGTCGCGTTGTCCCATGCCGCTCCCTTCCGAGAGTTCCTCAATGCACTGCATGAGCTTGCCGCCATACTTGAGCATTTTTTCAGCATAATCGGACATTCTCTCGACCTTGCTGTCTTCTATCTCGATCATCATCATACTTGTTGTTTTTTAGGATTGTTCGTACTGGGCCTTTCCGCGGGTTTAAGCAGTTCGGCCATCATGGCCTTCAGCTCGGATATCTCCTCCCTGAGAGCCTTGTTTTCCGCCTCCTGTCTCTGCCTTTCGGCAAACTCGGGATTCAGGATCTCCATTATCTTGCCGCAGGCGTCCACTATGGCACGGTGGTGGTCTATGCTCCTGAGTATCTCCGCGGACCTGTTCCTCATGGCCGCCACCTCGGAGTTCATCGACTCCCTTGACCCGGATATGACCATGTTCCCGCCTCCGGGGAAATTCGCGTCGGCGATGTCCGCCCCCGCTGGTATCTTCTGGAACGTGACGGTCTGTTCGCCGACCTTGACGGTGATGTCCACCACCATCTTCATCGGCTGGCCGAACATCACCGGCTGTGTCCCGTCCGGGACCGGGTTGGATACTCCCGCAATGGCACCGACCTCCACATAAGGCGTCCCGTCCTTATGGAGTATGTAAAACTGGCTGTTGACTCTTAAATTCTGGAAAGGCATAATTGTTTCTCTTTAAATGGAGGGATTCCTCCCTCCGTGTTCTTAAACTACTCCGGTCATTATCTGCAGAGTGTTTGTCGTCCTGTCGAACCAGAACTCGAACACTCCCGTACCGGGGATGTCGGCCGCCGTCAGCGCTTCCCCGTTGTACTTGGTCACGGCCTGTGTCACCCCGTTTGTCTCGAACAGGACCGGCAGCGTCCCGGTTGTCCCTGTGGGGACGGCCTGCGCCAGGTCAATGTAGATGGTCCCCCTGTACCATGCGTTCACAAAGGCATGGTTGGGAAAGGAGAACACCACATTGTCGGTATTGACCGTTACTCCCGAGGTTGATATGGCCGCAGAACCCCTGCGGTTTACAAATTGGAAAGGATATACTGCCATAATAGCCTCCTTCCTCAATTAACCCCAAAAGCCATTACCGGCGGCGTAAGGATTGAAGCCGTATCCAAGACCATATTGGGCCGCCACACAGGTGGGGATTCCCACAACCGGGCTGTACGGCACCTTGGCCACTTCGGGCTGGTTGCACTCAATCTTCGCCAGACGGGCGCTCAGATCACCCAGCGCGGCGTTGACAGGCGCGATGGTCTGTGCGGACACCTGTGCGAAATACGCGTTCTGGTGCTCCTGTGAGAGCTGGTTGACGAGCGTGCTGTTCTTTTCGCGCAACGAGTCGATCTTGTCAAGCAGCGCCTGGTTCTGCATGGCGTCCAGCTTGCTGATGATGGCGTTGGTGTTGGCCGTACCGGCGTCACGCAATGCGAGCGTGTTCTGGTTGGCCGTGTTCACCAGTGCGTTTGTCTGGTTGCATACGGACAGCTGGTTCTCGTAGCCCATTTTGGTGATGTTCTCGTTTGTCTGGCAGCAGCACTGGCAGATCTGCGACTGGATGGCGTTGTTGCCCTGCATGATCGCGGTGACGATCTGGTTGGTGTTCATGCCCATCTGGTTGCCGATGTTGCATATCTGCATGCCAAGACTGTTTATGGCGGCCTGTACGGCATCGGAAGAGGTGTTCAACGCGGTGGCCAGGCTTTGGATGTCGTATCCGTTGCGTTGTACGGCCTGCATGATCACGGCGGTGTTCGCGTCGTTCTGCACGAAGGGGACCACGCCGCCCTGTCCGTTGCCCATCATTCCGCCACGGGCGCCGCCGAAACCTCCCATGCCTCCCCATCCCATCAGGATGAACAGAAGCAGGATGGCGAACAGGTCGTCACCCCAGCCGTTGCCGTTACGGTTGTTGCCGTTTCCCATCAGCGCCAGGATGTTCGGATCCACACCGCGCTGTTGCATAAGCGCCGGAAGCATGGCCAGTATGCCGTTGGTGCCGCCTCCGGAGTTCCCGTTCTCGGGGAACACAAAAGTTCTTGATTCACTCATAGTTGTATTTGTATTTTGTAGTTCCGGTCACTAATCCGACCGTGGTGCAAACATACTCAACTACACGCGCTCCGTCGAGCGTCCTGTTCTGATGTGTTTCCTTATTTGTTCCAGATATATTCCGATCATCGGCGAGGTGATGTTCCGCGCCAGCAGGCGCCGTATCCCCCGCGCCGTGCGGTTGGTCATCCCCGCTATCTGGTCGGGATACAGGCCGGCTTCCGAGAGCAGCCTGACAAGCACATATCTGGCGTCCGTGGACTCCATGTCCCTGAAGTCGCCCAGTATACGTTCCCTCGGCACTTCCGTTTCACGCTCGGTCAGGACGAGCAGGTTGAAGAAAATTTCGCTCTTGCACATAAACTTCCAATTTTTATTATTACTTTTGTGCACCACATTAAAACGGCACACGTTTGTTGCGTCAAGGACTTTAGCCCTCAGCGTGCAGCAAGCGTGTGCCGTTTATGTTTTAATGTGGTAGTTAAACTAACGGAAGCGTTGAGGGCTTTTTTATTATTAACCCTCCCTTTGTTGCATATTTATTTCATAATCACTACTTTTGTGATGGGTACATGTATTATCATCAAAACAAGTTTTCAGGGTATGTCAAGAGGTCGCAGTTCGGAACTGATCACGAAACGTAACGAGGCGCTGCTGCGCCGCTATTATTATTGGACGGAAATCCAGCGTCTTCGTTTTGACGACGCATTGAAGATCCTTTCCGAGAAGGAGTTCTTTATCAGCGTGGACCGCATCATGGCCATCATCCGTTCAAACTGCAACAGGCTGAAGGATATTGATGTCAAGCCGGTCCCCAAAATAAAGAAGCCCCGTCTTACCGCCGCCCAGCTCTCCCTTTTTACCGACTGACCGCATTATCCCACACGGTGCATTCATAGTGTGTCTCATAGACCTTTATCCCCCTGGGCATCGTGTGGAACCTGCTTCTTTTCCTCACAAGCGGTGTCTGGCAGCATTCAGGCTTGTACATCTGCAGAAGCGCGTCCACCTCTTTTGCCCGTTCCATTCTTCCGGCGGCCTTGTCCGCCGTGCCGCTGGTGTAATGCGTGTCATCATAGCAGTCAACAGCCAGCCTGACAATGACCGATACCGTTCCTTTCTGTATGTATCCGCCCGCCCCTCCCAGTGTCTGCCATTCCACCTCGGGCGTGTCAACCAGCACCATGGGGAATACCATCGGATAGGTTTCGGAGTCCCCGTCGTCACGGTAGAGCATGTCCAGCTGCCCGTAATCCTCGTCCACCTGTTTGTTCAGCCATGCTATGTTGTCGGCTATTCTTTTCTGAATGTCATTGAATAAAGTTTCCATGTTATTTTAACAATATATTGGTTATTTCCTTTTCCGTTTCCTTCCTCGTCATTTCACGCAGCTCCCGGCTTGGTCCGATGAACTGTCGCCGGGGCATGTCCGCCTTAATGTCAAGCCTCTGTTTCCTTGTCAGGGCCATCGCCTTCCATTTCAGGGCTTCGGGCGGTGCCGCCGCTGCCTTCTGCCTGCGGGCCTTTTTCCCCATCCTTTTGGTGATGCCCGCTTCCTTGAAATACATCCTCCATGCCATCTTCCGCATCTTGGCGGTCACTCTCGGATGTGTGGTCATGCGTCCCCCGTAGTTGTGGATTCCCGCATATTCCACGGCATTCCGTATCGTCACCTTGTAAGGCTCCGCCACATACTCCGAACTTCGGGACAGGCGGTTGCGTCGGCTTAGCAGGGGACCGTATTCTCCCGCCGCCCCCTTGGCAAAGTCCTGTCTTCTTGTTCTCTTCCAGGGATGCAGCCCTCCGTCATAAAAACCTCCCTCGCGGAAATTCCTGTTTACAAGGTTCACCGCTTTTGCCCCGATCCTGCGGGGCAGCGTCCTGCTGAAGGCCTTCCGGATTTCCTTCTCCTTCCTGCGGAGTTCCCTGACGGCGTCATTCACATTCATTTTTTTCTCCTTTCCATAAAGTCCCTTACGGTTTTTTCAGCCGAAGGATACGCATGGGCTATATAGGGATGCGTGTCGCTGAACAGCTTTCCGTCCTCCTCCGGATTGTTGTCCAGCCCTGGTGAGGGCCGATAGTCCGATAACGGCACATCATACCCGGGCGTCGGCTTGTCGTCCGTCTGCTCCAGCGAGCATTTGCAGTTCCACCGGTCTCCGGGGCGGTGGCTTTTCCAAAACCCATGTCCTTTGGGCAAAGTCAGGTCAATCCCCCAGAACTGGGCATGTACGGGATCGGGTTCCGCGCTGGTGGTGGGAAGCCACCGCAGGTTCGGAAGGATGTCCGCATCCCTGTCGAACAGCTTCCAGTCAGCCGCCTGGCGGGCACGCAGTACCGCCGTATCGTACTCGGTTTCGAGCCACGCCGTATTGTACGTGCCGATAATCGCCTGCACGTCTTCCTGAAACCGGGAAAAAGGTTTCAGTTTTCCCTTTTCGTCCAGCAGTTGCGAGGCAATGTCGTTCTGCATCCGGTGGGTGCGGAAAGCGGAGAACACATCGAGGTTGTCGCGTATCTGCTCCAGGAACACTTCCTCCAGCCTGTCATTGTCGCTTTGACCGAATCCTTCCTCCGCCGCACGGCCGAAAGTTCTGACCGTAGCCAGGAACAGATCCTCGTCTATTTCCGTTTTTACATCAAACGTCCGGTAGAATATATCCCTCAGCACTTTCGCCATCAGCTCCCTTGTGAACTCAAACGAAACGGCCGCCCCCTGCATGCGGGAATCCGCATGGCCGTGACAAAGGCGGCAGCGCTCCCCGTAGAGGTCGTTCATTACCATTTTAAAGCCCCTTTCCGCGGGGCGGCGACGAAAAAAGACCTGATACGGTTTACAATACCGTCCTCCTTTTTTCTGTCTTTCTTTCCGGCCGGTACGGGTGACGTGCCGCCTGGAACATCATCCTTGTCCCTGTCAGATGTGCCTGCCTCTTGTTTCAGCCGGCCGTAGTTCTCCGGTTTAGGGATTCCCGTAGCCTCATACACGTATTCATCCGATACGGGAGTTCCCATCTGGCGCATCCGGGATATGATGTTTATCTCCTGCTCGGCGGTGGTTTCCTTGGGCTTGACATAATAGAACTCTCCGCCCCGTGTGTCGTACCCGAAAGCGGTGAAGATATCGGTCATGTCATAGTTCAGGGTGTTCAGCACCAGGATCCGGTCCGCCTCGTTCAGCTTTTTCTCTCCCTTCTCCTGTACGGTCCCCAGCGCCTGCGTGCCACGTTCCGAGGCCTGCGTGGTGAGCGTGTTTCCCAGCACGATCTTGCTGATCTCGTCATTGCATGTGTCGTACAGGGTCCTGTACAGGTCGGAGCTGCCGCTTTTGTTGCCGCTTTCTATCAGTTTCATCTGCGCCTCCTCCGGATGGAGGAACACCGCCGCACCTCCCTGCTCGGCCATATCCTTCACGGCCTGGTCACGGGCCTGCTCGTCACCGGCGCTGTAGGTGTACTCGCGTATGGGCATTCCGAATATCTCGCAGAACTGTGCCCAGTCGGCCATGTCGTTGCGCTTGTATATGACATACGGGGCTATCCTTGCCAGTCTTCCCAGGGAGCGTTTCTCCCCGACAAAGAGCATCGTGTGGTAATTCTCCAGCGGTTCCCCCGTGGTGTCTTCCTGCCGGTGTTTTATCAGCCCCCTCACCGGGTCATAGTTCTTTCTCGGGACGAGCCTGTAGTCCATCCATCCGCTCCCGTCCTTATAGAACTGGAACAGGGAGAACCCCCAGAAGTCCGAGTCTATCAGGTCTCCGATGAACCGGTAGAACCAGGGGGAGCGCAACAGGGTGTTGATCCCCTCGTCCGGAACGCCGTTCCTTCTGAACTCGATCTGTGAGCATTGCACGGCCGATTTCCTCTTCTCTATGACGCTTCCCGTATGCCCGTCCATAAGGATGTCCTCATAGAGGTCATACAGCCTCGTCCGCTGTGTGAAGTCCACATTGTTCGCCCCCCTGACGGCCTGCATATAGTCCGCCATATCCTTCATGAACAGCCTGGGTGCGGTGATGATGACTGTTCCCGGGGTGTTCCTGCCCGGAAGCGGCATGTTGCCGCTTATGGATATCTCTTTCTTCCTTGCCATTTTAATAGTGTGTTACACGTTTGGGATTGCTTCTTATCTGGGTGGGCAGGTTGTTCCTTGCCGTCTCCTCGTCCAGCAGGGGAGCGTCGGCTATGCTGATCTCCACCTTGCTGACCGCCTTGAGCCACTCCATCGCACGGTCATAACGTTCCTTGCGTATGGGGGAGAACTTCTGGGGGTTGTGGATGCTGCATACATGATAGAGCGTGATGTCCTTGGCGAACATGAGTATGAGCGCATTCCTTTCCTTACCCTTTGCGGAGAATATCCTGTCACAGTCATAACGTGCGGACAGGTAGGAGCGCATCTGCGCCACCGCCTGGTCCTCGCATATCTCCACTATGGACTCGTCCTCCCTGATGATGCTGTCCAGGATCTCCCTGTGGATGCTCGCATCGTAGTCATCCGGATTGATGAATTCAGACATGTCGTTTACCTCCTGTACTTGTTTAAACGGCGGATTGCCGCCCTTTCTATTATGACCGGCTTCTCCATGTTCCCCGTCTTCCTGTCTATGGCCCTGTTTCCCCCCTCCACGCAGTCCGGGCCGTCCGCGGGGTACGGAAGCGTGAGCTCGAACATCCGGAACTGGTCAACCAGCTCCTTCATGTCCGAGGAGTCTTTCTCCTGTTCGTTGAATATGAGGTTGCCGTCACGGTCCATGGGTTCAAGGTTGGCCTCGATACGGGTTGCCTTGTCGGTCTTGCGTTCCTCGTCGGGGATGATGTTCAGCGGGATGCCGTGTTTCTTGCGCAGCCTGTTCAGGTGCTTCTTTAAAACCTGTTTGAAGAAGGGGTCCTGCAGCTTGTTGTTTTCCACATAGGCGTAAACGGAAGCCTTGCCTCCCACATGTTTGTACTGTTCGAAGAACGCCTCGATAAAGTCCTCGTTCTTACCCCGGAACACCCTTGCCTTGATCACATACAGCTTTCCCTTGAGCTTGCCCAGCAGGCAGACGGACTTGAAACTGGCCTGTTTCCTCCTGCTCTCCCCCGGAGCCGGGTCCCCGTAAATGACAAGGAACCTGAATTTGTTCAAAGGAGGGACCTTCCCGAATACAAGGTTCTTGAATATGCTCCCTTCGCTGACCGGATTGTTGAAAAATTCCTTCTGTGCCGACGAGGTGCTGATAAGCGAGAGGAACAGGTCTATATCCTCTTCGGAATTCTTTTCCGGCCATGAGGAGATACCGTCCTTATCGCGGATATTGATAATGTCCACGTATCCTATTCCTTTCTGTCTGAGTTCCGCAGCCTTTTCGATGGCACGCGTGATGCAGCAGTCCGCCGCAATGATGTTTCCGTTAAACAGCACCCTGTAACGTCCTGAGACGGACATGGTGGGAATCAACGCCTCTTCAAGCCATTTCCACTTGGCCTTGATACGTTCCGGGTTCCGGCATTCCTCGTCGGTGTCTATATCATCGATAAGGATGAAGTCCGGACGAAAGTTCTTGTTACGGGTACCGCGTGGCGACTGTCCGGCACCGATAGCCCGGAAGGAACAACCGCACTGGCATGTAAACTCCCCTGTTTCCCAGGAACCCGGCTTTTTCTGTGTGCCGTAATCCTGGATGATGCGCTGGTTTTCCTCCATATTGGCCATGAAGGGCAGCAGCAGGCGCCCGGCGTTGTCCTGCGAGTTCGAGATAAGCAGCACGTTGCGTACCTGCCGGGTAAGCGCCAGCTTGACGATCTCCATCATGGCGCGTGCCGACTTGGCCAGCTCGCGCGACCATGCCCTGACCTCATACCAGCGGTCATGTTCCATAAGACGCCGTGTCGCTTTTTTATGGAAACCTGCCGGGCAGCAGGTGTAATACTGTGCGAAATAGTATCGGAACCACGCTTCATTATCCGCTTCCAGCCGTCTCTTGCGTTCCTCTATTTCAGCGGCGGAGTCGGACGGGTTAATGTCCGAACTTTCCCGGACGGATGCCACCAGGTCGTTCCATTCCGCCAGTTCGGCCCTGTCCCGGGGGGTAAGTCTGAGTTTTGCCATAGCCTTACAGTTTGGATTTTACATAAGCGTCCAGCAGCGGGACTATCTCCTTGCTGCGTGCCATATCATAAGTACGCAGCCATTTGACAAAGCTCTTGAAAACCGAAAGGATGTCAGCCAGCCCCACATCCGTTTCCATCTTTTTGATGGACCCGGTTATTTTGGCTATGGTGTCCGATTCGGCCGTGTTGGCGAATCTTTCCCCCTCCGGTCTCCCGTTGATGGCATTGTTCAGTTCGGCAAGCTGGAGATACAGGTTCTTGAGCTGTTCTTCCCGTGTCATGGTGATGGATACCTTGTACCGTTCCCAATTGCCTTCACCGGCCCACCGGGAAACAGTCTGACGTTTTACCCCCACACGCTCGGCAATCTCCGCGTGTGTCAGTTCTTCATTAAGGTAAATAGTCCTTGCAAAATCTTTTTTTTGTCTGCTGGTCAGTTCCGCCATTTTTTCATCTTTTTTATTTACGGCAAAATTCGTATTTAAATATATGATTTGCAATATATTGAATTTATGATACTGTCTTATGGCGCCATCATGAGGTTGTAAAGTTGCATCATGTCCCAATGGTGTTGACTGCAGTAAAAAAACTCTCCATATTTGCACCATAATTTTAAGACGACCGATGAAAAAGCGATACTTTAACATGATACCCTCCCCTGATACCGCCTGCATCCTCCTGTACGGGGAGATCGGCGGTTTTGACGGGATCAACGACAAGGACATTGTTTCCGAGCTGTATGAATACGCTTCCATGTACAGGAGCATAGACGTGCGTGTGAATTCCCCGGGAGGGAGCGTGTATGCAGGCATGGCCATATTCAACGCCCTCAGGGCCAGCGATGCGGATATAACCATCTATATCGACGGCATTGCCGCAAGCATGGCCAGTGTCATCGCCCTGTGCGGGAAACCGGTATATATGAGCCAGTACGCCCGTCTGATGCTCCATAACCCTTATGGGGGGTGTTACGGCAACAAGGAGGAGATGAAAGCCGTCGCCGAGCAGCTGGAGGTGCTGGAGGATACGCTTGCGGACATGTACGCTTCCAAGACCGGGAAAACCCGTGAGGAGATAAAGGATGCCTATTTCGATGGGAAGGACCATTGGATTACCGCCAAGGAGGCCAGGGAGATGGGATTCATTGACGGTATCTATGATATCGACGAGAAAGTGGATGCCGGGACGCCGCAGGAAGTTTATGCCGCATTCCAGGCCCGGCTGGGCAATCAAACATTAAATACAGGTAATATGATGTATGAAGAATTGAAGAAGAGACCATCCTTCGCCTCGTGTGCGACGGATGAGGACGTAGTGCGCACGCTCTCCTCCCTTGAAAGCAAGGCGGGACAGTATGACGCGCTGGTAAAGGAACGTGACACGCTCAAGGCGAGTCTGGACGGATATGTCGAGAAGGAGCGCGAGGCCAGAAAGGCCGAGATCAAGAATCTTCTCGAGGACGCCATGCAGGACGGGCGTATCGCCCCATCCGACCGTGACGCGTATCAGGCGGTGCTGGAGAAGGATTATGAGAACGGGAGAAGGATTGTCGACGGGCTTGCGAAGAAAAAAAGCGTGGATGATGTTCCGGACCCCCCGCTACAGGACAAATCCGGATGGAATGACAACTGGAAAGAAATCCGGAAAAAGAACGGTTTTAACTAAAAAATGAAAAGATTATGGCTGTAACTATCAAGAATACGAATTATGACGGTGAGGTACTCGACAGGATACTCACCAAGGCGGCCACAGGCAACGAGCTGGTACAGAAGGGGCTGATCAACCTCGTGCCCAATGTGACGAAGAAATACTCCATTCCCCGGCTGAAAACGAACAAGATGCTGCGCAAACGCGTGGAACAGCCTGAGGACAAGGACTCCAAAGGGGATTTCATTTATTCGGAGAAGGTGCTTGAGCCGAAAGACTTCATGGCCTTTACCACGTTCAACCCCCGCTCTTTCGAGCAGATATGGCGTCCGTTCCAGCCCAAAGGGGAACTGGTATTCCGGGAGCTTCCCCCCAATGTACAGAACGTCCTTCTGAAAGCCCTGTCCGACCAGGTGGATTTTGAACTCGGATACCACTTCGTCAACGGTATCTATGTCGATGATGAGGGGGATGACGAGCACCTGTTCAACGGCATTCTGATGCGTGTCTATGAAGATCCTGAGGTAATCCGTGTGAACTCCCCGAAAGACGACACCATGATTGAACGTCTGATGCGCGTGCGCAAGGCAACTCCCCAGGTTCTCCGCACCAATCCCAATTTTGTGTATATCATGTCCGTTGACGATGCCGACCGGTATGACGACGAACTTATCCTGCGCGAGGGAAAGGGCGTGAACTGGACTGATACCAGCGCCATGCGCTTCAAGGGGACTACGATCAAGACCGTATCCTCATGGCCGGACGGTCTGATCATCGGAACAGTGGCTACACCGACCGAGCAGTCCAACTTCTGGGGAGCGGTCAACCTGCAGAACGACTTCAACGTGATCCAGATCGACAAGCTGACCAATGCCGGAGAACGTTACTTCTTCAAGATGCTCATGACCGCGGACACGAACACGGCGTTCGGTGAGGAGGTGGTCATGCTGGACGCACGTGAGGGGAATGTCATCACAACATCCAACACCACGATCACAATGAAATCGCAGGATGACGCCATCGAGCTGACTCCCGCGTCAGACCAGACCTATACCATTGAGGCGGCCGCGGTACATGCGGGAGCGCGCCTGTCCGTGTCCAACAAATCAGCTGAGCATAAAGCAACCGTGCAGGGTACGGAAGTCGCGCCAGGCAAGACCGTGTCTCTCTATTATGACGGAAAGTCATGGTTTGAGGGGGATGTGAAGGAAATAACACTTTCAAGCGATCTTGCCGGACAGGAAAGCAAGGCTGCTGTCAGTGCGTCTGCGGAAAGTCTGGAGGAATGATTATGGCGACACCAAGAGGACTACGAAACAATAACCCGGGAAACCTCCGCCTGTCAGGTGACAGGTGGAAGGGTCTCCGCCCGGTGCAGACGGACAAGGAGTTCTTCCAGTTCACCGACATGAGATACGGCTACCGTGCCATGCTCATCACCTTGAGGAACTACCGGAAGAAACACGGTTTGAGGACCCTCTCCCTTATGATCGGGCGTTACGCCCCGTCCACGGAGAACGACACCCGCGCCTACCTTTCAAGTGTATGCGGCGAGCTTCAGGTTCCCACTACCTACGAGCCTGACGTGGATGACAAGGGGACGATGTGCCGTCTGGCCGCCGCGATGAGCCGGGTGGAAAACGGCGTGCCCGCCGTCATGGCGGACATAGAGGCCGGCTGGGAGATGATCTGAAAAATGACATGCGTATGGACTGGGGCACTGTATTCGAACTTCTCCAGCAGTGGCTCGCCCCCACGGGGTGCATAGCCATGGCAATAGGCTGGTGGCGTGACCGCAGGCTCGTCAAGGTCCGTGCGGTCAAGGAGAACGAGGGCACATACAAGCAGTTGTATGACGACCTCTCCGAGACGACTTTACATTTAAGCGACCAAATACGAAAAGTCAATGAGAAAATTATCGTTCTGGAACAGGCGCTGCGTAAATGTTACCAGTGCAAGTATGCTGACCGCTGTCCTGCTGTTGTCTGGATGCGCAGCAAACAGGGAGAGCCGAACAGCCGTCCGCTCGGGCTCTCTTCAGAGGAGCGTAACCGGGGAAATAATCTTCGGCAAGGCCCCGACGACTCTGACGAGCCTGGCACTGAAACCCGGGCTCCTCCGGACGATAGGCGGCCTTCCGGCCGGCATGGGCGTGACGGAGCAGCATGAGGGGCTGGACCTGAGGGTGGAGTCGGACGGGGAAGGCGGCGTGAACGTCACGGCTGTCTCGCATGCCCGGCCGGAGATCACCGTAAGGGAGACCTCGGATATGAGGTTGGAGTCAGAGGAGGCTACGGCCGGGGAAAAACAGCCGGTTCCCTCTTTTTGGGACCGGACAAGGACGAAGGTGTTGTGCTGTTTTGTCCTCCTGCTTCTCTTCTGGGGACTCCGGCGGTTTAAAGACAAATCAAGGAACAATTAAAACATGAATCATTATGGCAGAAACGAATACCGGCGCCATCTATGGCGTGAAAGCTCTCAAATATAACGGAAAGGCTCTCGGACTGATATCCGAGGACGGGCTGCAGCCCGGAGGCGACTCGCCTTCCAAGACCCGCATCTGGGCGGCGCAGAAACGCAACGCGCCGTTCGCGGTGCTCAAATCCACACCGGGAACCAAGACATGGACGTTCACGCTCATCGAGCTGTCCGCGGACAACATGATACAGGTGATGGGCGGGACGAAGGAAAGCACCGGGGTCTATGTGCCTCCGACGGAGGACAAGGACGTGCAGGGCGTGTTCGACATCGAGACCGTGACGGGACACACGATCCGTATCTATAACGGGGTGCTCACATGCAATTTCGCCAACGGGATCAACTTCAGCAATGTGCTGGGCATCGAGTGCGAGCTGGAGATGCAGGATGCCGGGGAGAAGCCTCCCTACAAGATCTTCGCCCCGGGTGACAGTGTACCGGAATATCCCGAGTCATGACGGAAGGGAAGGACACACGAAGTCGGGCGGCGGACATGCTGCTTGACATCGGCATCCGCATTCCGGTGATGCCGCTCAGGCCCTTTAAAAAACGCCCCGGGAAATCCTTCCTTGTCATGCGCCGTCCGCCCGCCGGGGCGGTCATCCGCATAGCAAGGCGGTACCTGGAGCTCGGCGTCACCCCGGAGGATATCAGGGCGATGGACTATGAAGAAAGGATGCGGTTTGTGGCGGAGAAGGGAAAGGCGGTCAGCCGGATGGTCGCGCTGGCCGTATGCACCGGATGGCTCTCGGGGATGCTGTTCTCCGGCCCTGTGGCATGGTATCTCAGATGGAGGGTGCATCCGGCGATGCTCTCCGCCGCCCTCATCGAGCTGCTCAGGGGCATGGACATACAGCCTTTTTGCAATACTATTCCGTTGGCGTCCAAGACGGCGGGGCTGCTGGAGCCGATAGGAAGCCGGGAAAGGAAAACGGGTTAACGGGCCGGCAGGAAGGCCCCCATAGCGTTTTCGGAATCATCGCGCAGGCGATGGAACGGTTCGGCAGGTCGAAACGGCACATCCTGTGGAAGATCAGCTACGCCGAGCTGATGCTGATGAACACGGATGTCAGCCGGTATGTGACCAAGGAGGAGCTCCTGGAAAGGGAGCGCAAACGTAGGCCGGACAAATTCACCACTGAATATTTTCAAACAAAACTGGGAGGATAGGAATGGAACCTGTAAGACTGGAGATACTGCTTGACGACAAGACCCTGAAGGGGATGCGCTCGGTGGAGGGCAACCTTTCCGGGATAGGCCTGTACGCAAAACAGGTCATCGCACAGCTGGAGCAGGAACTGCTGGAACTGCAGAAACAGTACAGGAATGCCATGGCCGCAGGTACGAATACCGACGCCCAGATGGCGGACATCCAGGCACTGCAGGGAGTCATCAGGCAACTGAAAGCGGAACTGCAGGGGCTGGAAGAGCAGAAGAAAAAGACAGGATCCACCCCTCTCATGGGAGATGATCCTGCCCCGAAACTCAATAATGTGAGGATGAGCATGCAGCAGATCGCCCGGGAACTCCCCTCGCTGGCAATGGGTCCCCAGATGTTCTTCCTCGCCATTTCCAACAACATTCCCATGTTCACCGACGCCCTGTCGTCAGCCCGCCAGGAGTATGAGGCGCTGACCAAAGCCGGAAAGAAAGCCACCCCGGTGTGGAAGCAGGTGCTTTCCTCACTGTTCTCGTGGCAGACGGCGCTGGCCGCCCTGATTACCCTGTCCGTCGTATACGGGAAGGAGATCGGCGGATGGGTGAAGAGCCTGTTCGGCGTGAAGGATGCCGCCCTGTCCGTGGCGAAAGCCCAGGAAAAGGTGAATGAATCCTTCAGGAACAGCAGCAGTGATGTGGCGGAACAGGTCACTCTCGTCAGGTCCTTGTCCGAAAGATGGAAGGAACTGGGAGACAACATGTCCGATAAAAAACAGTTCATCACCGAAAACAAGAAGGAGTTCGGGAAACTCGGTGTTGAGGTGGGCAACGTGAATGACGCCGAGAACCTGCTGGTGGACAATACGGACGTGTTCATCGGGGCGATGATTCTCAGGACCGAAGCTGCCGCAGCGTTCAAACTGGCCACGGAGCAGACGGAGAAGGCCTTGAAAAAACAGAACGAGATAGAGGAAAGGCGGAAGAAGGGCCCTACTTTCTGGGACAGGTTCAGGGCCAATTTCTTCTCTTCCGCGTCCGGATCAGCTACTTATACCCGACAGGCGGACGCTCCCACGGCCGAACAGCTCAGAGAAAATGATATCTCCGCCCTGGAAGAGGAACAGAAGGCGGCGGAGGATACGGCCAAATCCTATATGGACCTGTTCCTTGCGCGGACAAAGGAATGGAAGGAGAGGCTTAAATCGGCAGGCATAAAGGAAGATGACGGCAGGGAAACCAAGGATACGGGCAAATCGGCCCGGGATTATCAGGACGAGCTTGCCGACGCCCGTATCAGGGCACAGCAGAAACTTGAGGCGGCACGCATATCGGTCATGCGGGAAGGTGTAAGGAAACGCCAGGCCCTTGCAAGGCAGGAGCTTGACGAGTCGCTCGCGCAGATCGACAAGGAGGAGCGTGACACCCTCAAGAAAATGGACGAGGCCGAAAAGAAACGGGGTGTGAGGTCCACGCCCGAGGAAAGGCAGGCCGTGAAAGACAACGCGTCCCAGCAGCGTCTTGTCGCCTACCAGCAATATGCGAAGGAATTCTATACCGCCGACAAGGAATGGCAGGAGAAGGACCTGCAGTCCTGGATTGACTATAACAAGGAATACGGCACATACCAGCAGAAACGTCTGGCCATCATGCGGGAATATACCCTTAAATCCTCGAAAGAGAGTCTGAACGGGAATGACAAAAGGATGCTGGCCCGACAACGTGACGAGGCGCTGTCCGAACTTGATTTCAACGAACTGAAGGACACCATCAACTGGGATGTCGTCTTCGGCAATCTGGACAAGGTGGCGAAAAAGGAGCTGCAGAAGGTGAAGCGGCAGATAGTCAGCTTCCGCAACAGCCCGGAATTCAAAAAAAGCGCCACTCCGGAACAGATGCAGGTCATCGAGGAAGCCATCGGGAAGATCGACAGCGAGGTCATCGAGAAAGGAGGTCTGTTCGGCAATCTGACCGAATCCATACGGGAATACTCCGAAGCGGTTGATGAACTGACAGCCGCGCAACGGGATTATGACGAGGCCGTGCGGCAATACGGGGCGGACAGCGCGGAAGCGGAGGCCGCTCGAAAGAAAAGGAACAAGGCGGAAGCCGGGGAGCGCAATGCCGGGAACAACCTGGAAGCCTCGAAGGATAAGGCGGTGAGAAACATCACCGCCGTGGCCGATGCGATGAACACGCTGGGCGAGGCGGACATGAGCCTGTCATCCTTCGGAAGCGCGGTCGGGTCTCTGGTGGACACGCTGTCCGCATCCGGAAGCAAGATCGGCGGCATCATCGCGGCCATACTGGCTATCCTTGACCAGATCGGGCAGAAAGGGCTGGAGGGTTTTGTCGGCAACATTCTCGAATCCGTCATGCACGCCGCAGGAGGATTGTGGGACAGCATCGGACGTCTGTTCGGTGTCAAGGGGCTTGGAGGCATCTTCAAGGGAGCCGACTATTCCGGCTATAACGAGATGGTGGACCAGTACAACCGTCTGAACGAGATATGGGATGAACTGATCGACAAGAAAAAGGAATATATAGAGACCAGCTACGGCGCCGAGGCGCAGAAGGTCGGAGAGGAAGCACTGGCCCTACAGCGGACCGCCATAGACTCTTACCGGATACTGGGCAAGGAACGTCTGAATTCGGGAGCCAGCACGGGATCGCACTCTATCGGGGTGCGGCAGCGCAAATGGATGTCCTCTCAGGACTGGGCGGCAGCCGGCGCGGCCCTGGGAGAAGACTTTTACAGGTACGGGATCGGGGAAGGACGTATGACCGGGCTGTTCGATCTCTCCGTGGAGCAGCTGGAGAAACTGAAGTCGGAAGCTCCCACATTCTGGGCCAAGCTGGATGATGATGTCAGAAATTACCTGGACAAGATCATTGAAGGTTCGGAAAAACTGGGTGACATACAGGCCCAGATAAAGGAACAGCTCACGCAGATGTCTTTTGACAGCATGCGTGACGCCTTCTATGACACACTGCTTGATATGGAAAGCGGGGCGGAGGATTTCTCGGAGGACTTTAGCGAGTACCTGCAGAAGGCTATCCTCAAGACAAGCCTGTCGAAAGTCTACGACAAGAGGCTTCAGGAATGGTATGACAAGTTTGCCAACTACAACAAGGAAGGAGGTATAGATACCGGGGAATACAAGGACCTCCAGCAGGAATGGAACGATATCGTAAAGGACGCCCTGGAGGAGCGTGACTCGCTGAAGGATATCTTCGGATGGACATCATCGTCCTCCTCTTCCCAGTCCGGCCGGGCCGGAACCGTCACCTCCATGACCGAGGAGACGGCCGGAAGGCTGGAGGGGATCGGCAACGCGACCCTTGACCATGTCATCAGCATTGACAACAACCTTACGAGGCATCTCGAAGGGATGGCGACATCCCTGGGCAAAATTGCGGGGAATTCGGAGTACCTCAGACACCTCGAAACGATAAACGAGAACATCGCGGAACTCCGGCGCGGTGTGAAACTGAAAACATAGGACTATGGAAGTGGAGGAAGGACTGCTGAAGATAAACGGGACGGACATGGCGTCCCTGGGATGTTTCCTGTACGAGGAGAACGCGGGGGACCATACCAATTACGACTCGCTGATGAAGCCGCCGAAGATGAAGGAGCATACCTCCGTCAGTTACCGGGAACTTGACGGCGAGGAGCTGCCCGAAACCCTGCTTCCCCGTTACGAGGCGAGGGACATCACGCTGAAGATGGCGGTGGTTGCGGATACACGGACCGGGTGGTTCAAGAACTACAACGCCGTGCTTGCCTTGCTGAAGTCGGGATGGCTGACGCTGGAGGTTCCGGAGATAGGCCGGGTGATGAAGGTCTACCTGAAGGAATATACCCGGTACAGCCAGTTCACGACAATCAGGAATACCGGCCAGCAGGTAGCCGGATTCACGGTCACGCTGCGCGAGCCGAAACCTTTTTCAAACAGTGATTAAAAACGATTTAAAAACATCATAAATGGAACTTGAAATCTACGACAGGCAGGGAGCCCTGAAAAGGAAGGTCAGTCCCGATTCATCGTCCCGGTGGACCGAGGAAGTGGGGGCGGAATTCGTGGTGACGGTGAACTTCACCACCTGGGAGTTCTTCGTCCTGTCGGTCGGCGACTATGTGGAGATATCAGGAAAGCGGTTCTCCATAAAGAAGGAGTACCGCCCGAAAAAGACCGACACACAGAAATACACCTACAATATCAGCTTCTACGGCCGCGAGCACGACATGCAGGACCTGTTGTTCTGCCGTCTGAACCAGGGGGAGGATGACCTGGAGTCCGTCTTTGCCTATGACGGCACGCCGATGGAAATGCTGGAAAAGCTGGTTGCGAACATGAACCGTAACACCGACGGTGTGACGTGGCGTGCAGGACAGGCCGTCACCGGCGACCGGAAGACCATCAACTTCAACGGCCTGTTCTGCTGGGATGCGGCAGGCGAGATAGCCGGTGCCTGGGAAACCGAGTGGTGGCTGGACGGGGAATACCTGAACATAGGGAAATGCGAACACGGCGAACGGGTTACGCTCGGCTATATGAAGGGATTGAAGACGGGGCTGACCCAGAATGAGAATTCCAATTCGATCAAATGGTTCACACGGCTGATCCCCGTAGGTTCAACCAAAAATATTGACCCGTCAAAATACGGCTACACCCATCTGCAACTGCCGTCACGGGACAAGTATATCGACCTGAACACTCAATTGGGACTGAAGGAGCATCGCGAGGAAGCGGCCTTTCAGGATATATTCCCGCACCGCCTGGGTACGGTATCCTCGGTAAGGTCCGAGGAGCAGACAAATAAGGACGGGAAGAAATACACCGTCTATTATGTCAAGGACAAGGATCTGCCCTTCAATCCGGATGAATACATGATCGGCAGCGAGGTGATACACATCACCTTCGAAAGCGGCGACCTCTCCGGAAGGGAGTTCGAGTGCAACTGGCATAACGACACACAGGAGTTCGAGATCATCAACACCTACCCGAACGAGAACACCCAGATACCGGGAGGCAACATCATACCGAACGTCGGTGACACGTATATCCTGACGAACATCCGCATGCCGGATGAGTATTACCCGATAGCGGAAGAACAGTACAAGCAGGCGGTTGACAGCTTCCTGACAGAATACAGCAAGGACATATCCATCTATTCCGGCGACACGGATTACATCCATGTGGATAAAAACAGTGTGCCGTTATCGCTCGGACAAAGGGTGAGACTGGAGGACGCGCAGTATTTCGAAGCCGGGTATCTTGACACCCGCATCACAAGGATAGAGAGGAAGCTGGGCAATCTTTCCGAGGCTTCCATTGACTGCTCGTCGGCGGTCAGCACCTCATGGAAGTCATCCGTGGATTCGACGCTGAACAATCTGGAATACACGCTGGCGCAGGAGATGGCGCAGGCCAATGTCCGCCTGCTGAAGACCGGCGATATGGAGAGTCCGAGCGACTATACGGCTTTCTCCTCCCTGAGGGCTATAGGAACCTTCCTGAGAAAGAACATAGCGGATATCGCCAGCGAGATCATCACCTTTCTCAAAGGTCTGAGGGTCGGCAAGTTTGTCACAGGTCTTATCGGAGGCAGCGGTGCGGCCATCTGGTTTGACAAGAACGGCAAGACAATAGTCGAAGCTGACAAGGCGATGTTCCGTGAGGAGCTGATAGTACCGCAGATCACGTTCAACTGCATCGATGTGATATCCGGCGACAAGGCGAACTCGTTCGCATACGGAAGAATAAAGACCGTTGACACGGAAAACCGAATAGCCACGCTGGAACTGCTTGAGGGGCAGTGGGGAACGTTGAAGGTAAGTGATATCTGCCGTGGTATACTTCACAACATAGCCGGTAGCAACCATACTCAAGATGAATACGGTCCTAACGGATTCATGGAGTATTCCGGATACGCCACCTCATACTTTACCCCCACTAGAATCATCGAGAATGAGGCTGGAAACATGAAGTTTGAATACGCTCTTCAGGCAGGAACGAGCGTGCATCCTCTTCCCGGTATGAACTTCTTCGCATACGGCAACTTCACCGACAAGGACAGACAGGCCATCACTTATGAGAACAGGTACTATACCCGCCGGCTTATCAACGTGAACACATGGGTAATAGATCCGGATGTGAACATCGCTTATCAGAGCGGAGATCTGAGTGGGCTTACCATCAACGGGCAGATAATGGATGGCTATTCTTCGTATCAGAAAAACGTATATGTAAGCGGAACGATAGAACGACTCAAACCCAACGGTGAGGTGGCTATGGACTTAAGCTACGAGGGTGTATGGCAATCAGACAGGCATTATGATTACTACGATAGTGTGACGTATAACGGCAGCACATGGGCGTGTCTGAACAAGAACGGTTCGTCCTCTGAACCGGGTACGGATGCTGACTGGCAGGAGATAGCATCCAAGGGTGATACGGGGGCACCGGGAAAGGACGGTGTGAGCGTGACCAATAGCGGTCCGTGGTATTCCGGCTTGGTTGTTCCCAAAATGAGTATCGTTACAATGGGAGGAAGTTCGTTTCTTTCTAAAGTATCCACTACCAATCCTCCCTTGTGGTGCTGGACAGACAATGCCGGTAATCGGTTTACTTTCAATGATGGTGGCTATTGCTTGACGGGTGAGATAAATACCGATGAATATGAACTTTTGGTTCAAAGCGGAAAGGACGGAAGCGATGGTACCAGTTATGAGAGGGTATTCATCCATACTACAACAGAGAGTAAACCTGCCACTCCTTCCACGTCACAGACGGACGATTATGTGCCTTCCGGCTGGCATGATGATCCTGTAGGTGTTTCCAGCTCTCTGCCTTATGAGTGGATCAGTGAGAGGGAGAAGAAAAACGGTATATGGAGTAAATTCAGTGCTCCTGCCCTTTGGGCGAAGTACGGATTTGATGGTGCTGACGGTGCTGAGGGCGTAGCCGGAACGAGCATCATTTGGAAAGGTGATTTTTCCTCCGCTCCTTCCAATCCTCAGAACGGGTGGGCATACAAGAATACCACTGATAAGAAATCATATGTATATCAGGATGGACAGTGGTATCAGATGACTATTGACGGAATTGATGGGAAGAACGGGAAAGACGGATTGAGTATTGTATGGAAAGGAGATCTCCAAACACCTCCTTCCAATCCTCAGACCAACTGGGCATACCGGGATACCAATAATGGTCGTGTATATATATGGAACGGAACAGCATGGGCATTGATGGTTGTGGACGGATCGGACGGTGCTGATGGTGCAGCCGGTTCTGACGGATTGAGCGTGTTTATAACTTATAATGACAGCACTTCCCAACCTTCTGTACCTACCGGGAACGGTACTACTGGAGGATGGCATACAAATGCGACAAGTGCCGCCATATGGATGTCGCAGAAGGTTGCTGCGTCCGCATCTGACGGAGCATGGGGTACACCGATAAAAATCAAAGGTGACAAGGGTGACGGTTACACCCAGATGGGGCAGTTTAGGACTGGAATGGTTGTACCCAAGATGGGTGTCGTTTCAATGGGTGGCGGCTCTTATGTAGCCAAGGCATCCACTACCAATCCTCCCTTGTGGTGCTGGACAGACAATGCCGGCAACCGGTTTACTTACAACGATGGCGGTTATGTGCTGACGGGTGAGGTGAACACTGCCGAATACGATGTATGGGCAGAGAAAGGTGATACCGGATCAAAAGGTGATAAAGGTGACAAGGGTGATGACGGTGAAAAGGGCGACAAAGGAGATCAGGGCGTACAAGGAATACAGGGCTGTATCTTCCGTGAGTCGGAATGGTCCGCCTCAAGTGCGCAGTACCGTAATGACGAATCCCTGACAAGCGGTACGAGGTATATTGATTTCGCATTGATAAGGAATGACGCAGCCATTGACGGATGGGATGTGTACAAATGTTTGAAGACGCATGTGTCCTCCGCCTCGAACAAACCGGGCAACACCACATACTGGGAAAAGCTGAGCGGGGTGGGACCTATCTATACCAGCCTGATAATAGCTAAGAATGCCAGCATCAGCCTGTTCCAAGGAAATCAGGTTTTGATAAAGAAGAGCGACAACACTGTTTCCGCAGGCATGTCCGGCTCTACATCCGGTCAGAAGATACGTATATGGGCAGGTTCCGCGACTCCTGACTCCGCACCGTTCCGAGTGAATGAACAGGGTGGGTTTGTGGCAACGAAAGCGAATGTGGCAGGTACGGTCACTGCCACTCTTCTCTACTCACCGGGAAGCGATATGGATAGTCTGGCTGATTCGGAAGGCAATATGACCGTGAATCCGTCTACTCAGGGATCTACGTTCTTCTCTGCTGACGGTTTGGGCGGGACCATAACTCTTCCTCCTGCATCATCATGGAACGGATTGAAACTGGAGTTTGTGGTTGATATGACATCAAGGGCGGCCAAGAACCCAGATAAATACAAGGCTACGAACTATTTCTGCGGGCTGGCGGGCGCTTATAATAATAAAACAGAAATTCAGATGGCAAGGCCTTATGTTTTGGAGATGAAGGCCTTTAACAACCATTGGTATATAACACGTATGGATTTAATTGCGTAAACGATATGATATTACAAGCAGGTTATGATTGCTATCTGACACAGGCCGAAGATATGCCTCTGTCGGAACGAAGATTTGAAAATCAGGTGTTGATAAACAGCCCTGAGGATGTGGCTATGTGGAAAGAAATCACATCAAAGCAGAAGGAGCAGATGATTGCCGAAGCGTCTTTTATCGATACGGAAGCGATAGATGTTGAAGCACTTGATCGTGTGGATACACTATTAAACGATATTGCGGCAAACATTAACAATGCCGGGCTTACTGTAGAGGAAGCATTGGCGAAGAAAGAGTACTTTCCCGTATGGGAGGATCTGATAGGTACAGAGGTTGATGTGCAGTTCCGCTTCCGCTATGGCAGCACGCTCTATGAGGTTATACAGAAACATACACCGCAGGAGGACTGGAAGCCGGGAACGGGTACGGAATCCTTGTACAAGGTTGTGCAGATAGAGCACTCCGGCACACTGGATGATCCTATACCTTGGGTACATAACATGGTGCTGGAAGAAGGCAAGTATTACACCGATAAGGAGGTTCTTTATCTCTGTATCCGTGACAGCGGAATAGGCATGGCATTCGACTTGGAAAATCTTGTTTCGGGCGGATATGTTCAAGTGGTAGAAAATCAAGTAGTAATAAATAATAAAAAAATATGATTATGGCAGACAAAAAATTAAATGAAGTTCCGGTGGTAAGTGACATCGTAACTATTTTCGGAAAGCGATCAAATGGTGAAATTGTTCAAATAGATAAAAGCAACTTAGCAACACTTCTGGGAGAACTCATCGGGATAAATGATACGTGGTTAAGGTTCAGAGATGTTAGAAGCATAGAATCTCAAGACAAATTAGAT